TCCAGATCGACGCCTATACCGCTGTGGCTGGCATCCAGCAGATCTGGCTCTACGCCGGAATGAGCGGCGCCCCCTCGGGTGCCTCCGTGCTCACGATCACCTCTGCCCGCGCCGGCTACCTTGACCAGGGCGCCCCGGCTGGTCCGACCATCGCCGCCATCCCCGAACGCCCCGGCGACACGGCTCCGGCCGTCGCGCTGGCCAAGCAGGCGGCAGAAGAGGTCTGGGTCACGCTGGACTTCGCGGCGATGCTCACCAAAAAGCTACAGCCGACCGGCGATACCACGAAGAAGCATAGCGAGTGGGAAGAGCTGAAAACCATCACCTATGCTGTCTACGCGGGTGCCTCGGCTCAGGCTGCGATGGTGGACGCGACCAGCCCGCGCATCCAGGCCGGGCGTTGGGTGCGCTTCCTCGTAAAAGCAGGAACGAGCGGAACTAACTACACTTTCCGCGCCACCATCGGCACGACCTACCCTGACAACGCGACGGGCCAGACCCGGAACGTGTCCTTCAAACTTCAAGTCTACACTGTCGCAGAATAGGGGGCTTAAATGCCTATTGTTGGCCTGAATACCAAAGTGAGCCTTGGCAAAGAATCGACCGCCGGAACCGAGGTATCCCGCACCATTGCAGCACGCCCGCTTTCTGTAGACATCCAGGAGAAGCGGCAGTATGAGGCCGTGAAATGGCTTGTCGGCAGCGGCTCGACCCGCAACGTCAACGCCCAGATCCTCAGCAGCATTGACGTGGCAGGTACAATCGAGCTTGTGGCCTGCTACGCGGGCGGCTGTCTGGGGATGCTCCTGGAGCAGGCGATGGGCACCAACAGCACGACGGGTGCCGGGCCTTACGCCCACGCCCTGACGCTGGCCGGACCCCTGCTTGCGGGGCTCACAGTGGCCATCGAGCGCGGGAACAGCGCCGCGGACGACGTGTTGCTCGGGTGCAAGGTAAACCGTCTGACCCTCTCCTGTGCCAAGGGGGAGGTGGCAAAGTTGCGGGTGGAGCTGATCGGCATGACCGCCAACGCCCGCACCAACGACACGGCTGCCTCGCTTACGGCGCTGGCTTCGTCGTTTATGATCAAGCACCACCACGCGGGGCAGCTCACCTACAATTCTGTAAGCTACACGCTCAAGAGTTTCGAGCTGGTGATTGACAACAAGATCGCGCGGGTGGACCAGCTCGGATCGGCGGCGTCGGATGAGCCCACCCTGACCGACCACCAGGAGATCACGATCCGGGCTACGCTTACGGGCACCAGCAACACTTTGCAGGCGGCTCACCGTGCGCAGACCGGGGCCAACGTGACGCTGACCTTCTCCGATTCCCCGCGTTCTCTGGCCATCACCGGCCACAATGCAGAGGTTATCGACTACGGCGACCCGATCCAGGGCGTCGGCATTGTGGAGCAGTCGATTACCTGGCGCTGCATCGGAAACGACACAAATAACGGACTGGCGATCACCCTCACCAACGCCGATTCTACCCTGGTGGCATCATGAGCCTGATAAGCCGCATCAAAGCAGCGGAAGAGGCGGCTATCATCACCCTGGAATCCGGCTGGCGGATCAAGGCGCGCGACCTGTTGCCCGGCGACTTCGCAGCACACGACAGCGCCAACGATTTGGCGGCATGGCTTGCCTTCAACCGCGGCGATCTGTTGACGCTTCGGACCATAGAGGAGGGCGGCCCGGACGCCGCAGAGCTGCGCCAAGAGTGGCAGGCAGAGGTGCAGCGGCGGCAGGCCGACCCCGAATCCCAGCTCCGCGCCGCACGCCTCCAGAGGGCTGCGCTGCTCTCCTCCGTGGTGGGCATGGCAGCACCGGGGGAGGAGATCGGGCCGGTGCAGCTCGTAGCCGACGGGCCGCCGGTGCAGGTGGTGGGCGATCTGGAGATCATCCCGCTTCGCACCTTCGCCGGGCTTGTGGGGCCGGTCGGCTATGCTGAGGCTGCCGATATCCTCCTCCTTCGCGCCGTCGGCGGGGAGGCAGGCCAGAAGGCCGCCTTGGCCTTTCGCGGCCTCCGACGCTCCCTTATGGCTGGGCAAGCTCGCAAAGGCATACAGTTGTCGCCCGTCGGATCTGCTGAAGGGGAGCATCCAGGATCTCCGGGTGGATCTCCTGTGCTGGACGCGGGTGGAGGAGGAGCGGGAGAGGATCGCGCGTAAAGTGCAACCGATGGCAGTAACGGAGGTTTGACGTGGCGATTATCGAGCATGTACTACGGATCACCGGCCTGAAGGCAGCAGCCGACGGGCTGGAGGACGTAGGCGACGCTGCATCCCGCGCCGGGAAAAAGCTCACCTCCAACCTGGCAGACGGCATCGACGAAGCCGGGAAGCAGGCGGGCAAGCTCGGGCAGGGCTTGGGCATCCTGTCGCCGCAGCTCGGCGGGCTGGCGATGGGGATCGCAGACGCCGCGGACGGGCTACTGGCACTCGCGACGCCTTCGGGGGCGGCCATCGCCGCTGTGGTCGGGCTCTCTGCGGCGGCTGTCGGTGGGGTGGCGGCTATCGCGGGCCTGGTCGCCGGGCTCGGAGCGGCAACGCTTGCGGCCGACGACGCGCTGGCCTCTCTGGAGGGCTTCAAGCTCATAGGCAGTGACATCTACCCCAAGGTGCCGCCGGAGACGTTGCAGAGCATCAAAGAGGCAAATGCTGCCTTAGATGCGCTCGTCTCGGTCGGTCAGCTTTTGGTGGTGGAGGTCGGCGGCAACGTCGCGCCCGCGTTCGCCAAGGCTGGCAAGGCGGCGGTGGGGCTCGGCCTGGAGATCCTGGGTGCCTTCCGGGCGATCACGGAGGGTCAGTCAATCCTGAAGTCCGTGGCGGTCGGTCTGGTGGCGGTGCTCTCCGAGCCCCTGATGGCGGTTCTCCGCCCGCTTGCAGCCTTGCAGGACGGCTACACGGCCCTTGCTGACCTTGTGGGCGTGGAGGTGCCCGACGCGCTAAGAAACAACCTTGAACGCCTGGAACTGCTGCGGGTCAGCATGTCGGCAGCGATTGTCGACACGCTGGACCTGTCCGCTGCCTCCTCCGCGTTGGGCGCTGCTTACGATAAGCTGGCGGCGGAAGGGGGCTCTTTCGTTGACCAGCAGATCAAGGCTACCGCGGCGATGGAGGCGGCGAGCAAGGCGACCGACGGGCAGGCCGATGCCCTTACGAGGCTGGCTGAGGCACAGCGGGACGCGTCGGCGGCGCTCGCCTATGACCAGTCGCTGGGCAGGCTTTCGCCGGAGCTGGAAGCCAAGGTCAAGGAGATCCGCGCGGCACAGGCAGCGGCTGGGGGCTTCGGATCGGCCTTCGGCGCGGCTGTGGCCACCCAGGAGGCTCCACAAGGCGCCGGGATTCAGGGCACCATGTCCACGCTGGGGAACGTCGCCGGAGCCCTACAGGGCGGCGCTGGGGGCCTCGGCGGGGCTGTCTCGGCGATGGGTACCAGCGCGGGCATGGCAGCAGCGGGGCCTATCGTGGCGGCGATCATGCAGATCATGCAGCTTGTCACGTCGCTTGTCCCGGAAGAGGGCCAGATGGGCCTGCAGGACCAGATCCACGGCTTCTTTATGGAGTTCCTGGGTGATCTTGGGAAGCTGCCGGGGGTACTTGCCAAGGGGATGATCGAGAGCATCAAAGAGGGAATCCCGGCCCTGATGGAGGCGATTCCCGAGCTTATCGAGGGCGTGATCTCGGCTATCCCCTCCATCATCATGGCGACCATTGAACAGTTCCCGCTTATGATAGGCGGTCTGGTGCAGATGCTGATCGTGGGCATCCCCAAGGCGATTCTGGAGGGCATCGGGCAGTTGTTCAGCAAAGACCTCTGGGATGGGCTGGCACAGGCGATGGTGGACGGCTTCAAAGAAATCTTTGCCCCGCTGTTCGGCAACCGGGAAACAGGCCAGAAAGGCGCTTTCCAAGAGGGCGGCTACTTCGATTCGGTGTTCGTCGGCAGCAAAGAGCGCGCACGGGGGGAGCGGTCGATCCTCGGCTCGCGCGCTTCCGGGGACGACTACATCCCGCGCACGGGGCTCTATATGATGCACCAGGGAGAGGTTGTGTCCGGGAATGGGCGCCTTGCTCCTGCGACATCGGGCGGCGGGGGCGGGCAAAGCATCATCATCCAGGGCAACGTGTACGGGATCGAGGATCTCGCCCGTGCTATGAGGGAGGCCACACGCCGGGGGGTGAGCTTTGGGTAGCCCGACAATTTACTACTACCCCGCCGGGTGGAGCCGCCTCGAAACGGTGACCCTCCCCCGGGTCTCCCGTCTCGAGCCCGTCCACCAGCCGCAGCTTGCGACGCTGACCACCGCGAATCTGGGCATGGTGCAGGTGTCCTACGGCAAGCGCCGCTTGTGGCGCATTACAGTTGAACGGGATTCGATGCTCTCCGATGCCGGGCGGGCACGGTGGCGGGCGCTGCAGGCTGTCGTGTCGCATCTGGAGGCGGGCGGGGCTATCGGCTTTTCGACCGACCACACGAAGAGTTGGGCCGGATACACCAGTGGAACGCCGGTTCTTGGCGGCTCCTACGTCGCCTGGCAGGGCAACGCCTTCGCCCCGTGGAACAACAGCGCGGCCCCGGTCGCCGGGGACGACATCCTGATCGAGCAAGCGCCGATGTACGGTCTGGAGGAGTGCCACAAGGTAGCTTCTATCTCGGCAAATCAGATAAGTCTTTCAGGGACAACCATCGTTTTTGACCACGCGGGCCGCTCTGCGATGGTGCGCTATGCGGGCTTCTTCCCGGCCCTTCGGATGGTGTCCGACAGATACACCCCGCCGCTTACGAATGAGCACGGCATCATTTACAGTTTAGAACTGACGCTGGAGATGGACGCCGCGATCTATGCGCCAGTGGATGCCTATGGGCTGGCGGACTTCGGGCTCGGTGGCACCGGGGCGGGGCAGTATAACGCTGGGGGAAGCCTGGAAAGCCTGCTGAAGTCCCGCAGTCGGATGGCTCTCGGTGCCGGTGTCGCCGGAAGCGCCCCCCGGATCAGCAGTAGCTACCTCCTCCAGAGCAGCGGCAAGGTGAGCCGATGAGCTGGAGCAACGCCCTGCTCTCCGACCTTGCCCAGCCCCGGATCCAGCCGCTCTTTCTGTTGCGGACGGTGACGGTCAACGATGCCCCCGGTGTCGGCGGTTATGTTGCTGCCTCGGATCCGGCTATCGGCGACCCCATCATCGCACGCGGCGGGGTGCGGGTCAACGGCGCCACTTTGCAGCCGCGTAGCTGGACTTCTACGCTGGGCAGCTTCTCGGTGCAGTTGGCGGGCGACCTGACCGCGCTCAAAGCGTGCGTCACGCGGGGCACGTTCGTAGAACTCCTGCTCGGCTTCCCCGGATACAAGGCATCCGACTACGAGATTTTAGCGGTCGGGCAGGTTCAGCAGCTCTCGGGGGGTACTCCCTGCTCGGCCACTCTCACCTGTCGTGACCTCCTCTCTGCGCTCCGATGCCGACCGACCACCACGGCGGGGACGGCAGCTCTTGGGTGGCGCCTGACCGGGGCAGAGACGACGTTGGCGGCGGACTACACGGCGGGGGCAGCGACGCTTGACCTTGCATCGGTGGCCTCCTTCGGGCTGGCGAGCGCGACTACCGAGCTTGCGTGTCTCGTGACGCCCACGACCGGCGACCCGTTTGTGTTGACGTATACCGGCACCAGCGGAACGGACCTCACGGGCGTGGCGGCGACGGCAGTTCACGACACGACGGCCGTAGATGCCGTCACCGGCGACGCGGTGGCCCCTCTCTTGTGGGTGGAGGGGCACCCGATGACCATCGCCCGGTGCCTCCTCCTCTCGGTCCTGGGAACCGGCACCCATACCTACGATGTGTTGCCGCAAGGGGATGGCTTATCGCTGCCTTACAACTGGGTGGACCATGTGGACTGCGCGATCTGGAAGTCCTACGCAGAGCCGGCGATGGTGTGGGAGGCCATAAGCGCCGAAGCGGTGACCTCTCCGATAAGCTGGATCCAGGGGATGCTGGCGGCGGGCGGCTTCTACCTGACCGTGCGTATGGGGCTGCTGACCATCCGCGCCGCATTGCTGGCCTCCTCCCAGAACATTCCGGCGGTTGCGGACATCACCGATGATGATTCAGAGTTTGGGGGCTGGTCCTGGGAAGCCTGGGATCCGGACCATGCAGACGAGGCGGAAGATGTCACCGTGTACACAAGCGGTGGGAACACCTCGGCGGGGGTGGAAGCACCTGCGACGCTGCCGACTGTGGCGCGGGCGGAGTACGACCTGACCGACCTGCTTTTTACGGATCAGGCGACGCATCGCAGCAGCATCGTCGGGCGGGTGTCCGAGGCCCATCGGGACGTGCCGGAGCGCTACACGATCCAGCTTGCGGGGCTCCGGCTGGCATGGCTCGCCCCGGGCGACCGGGTGCGGCTGTACAGTAGGCAGATCGCCGGGCGACTCCACCAGACGGCGACGGGGCTTGACGGGGTGATGGCGCTTGTCGTACAGTGTAGCCCGGACTTCGGCGCCGGGCGGGTGCAGGTGGTTGTGCTGGTTTATCCTACATCATCGGCGGCGTTCCCATGAAGATACCGGCCCTTTCAAAGCGCGTGGCT